AGCACCAATATCATTAGGGAGTATTGCGAGGTGATCTGGTTTATGGTTTCTTGCTACTGCTTTATAAGTCTCACCATTCCACGTACCCTCTTCAACTATCTCATCTGAAAATACTCCGGTACTTACTTCTAAGATCTTATTTGTTTTTAGTAGAGTTATGGTGGTGGGTGATTCTATACTTGTTTTATCTACATCAACCCAGATCTCAGCCTTTAATTTATTAGCATCCATTGTAGGATTCTTTACCGTTCCCACAATCTTTCCCGGAACAGAATTGGCTGTAATATAATTTCCTTCCGTATCCTGAGGATGATTAATAACTACGGGCATACCTTCCCAGAATGAGGCTGATAAAGCTAACTCAGTTGCTGGATGATAAAGTGCTCCATGGCTTCCGGAGTGAACACCCTCAACCATCATCACTACTGGTGCTACAAGATAGGATCTTTCATCAAGTACAACCTCCTGCACCTGATATGCTTTCATTTCTTTATTTGAGTAGGTTTGCATAGTTTCTTATTTTTTAATTATTATCCAATAATCACCTTCTTTTGTTGATTTATATATTTCTCCCCCTAATTTCTTCATCATGTTTTGTGAAGAATAATTAGCTTTTTCAATATATCCTGTAAATTCAATTACACCTTTTCCTTGTAATTCTTTTATAACAGCTTGAATAGTTTCAAATCCATACCCTTTACCACCAGAGGCATCTATTCTATTCAAATATGCAGAAGCTTCTTTTTTATTAATATCAATAGTTAAATCAACAACCTTTAGTATAGTTTTTTGACGTGCCCATTCTGGTACATCTATTTGCTTATTAAAAGCCTCAAACATCATTCTACTTTCATTCTTTGCCAAAAAGGATTGTTTTATTAATAATCTTTCAGTATCTATATCTGACATGGTTAATGGTTCAATGCTTTTAGATAAATCCTGAACCTTCTCAACAGTCTTAACTTTCTTCTCATCCAATACCGGAAGTGCCATACAACGGCAATTAGGGTGACGTGGTATCATACCCTCTATCTCATCCAAAGTAAATGTTTTTCCTTCCATACTCTGACAATCTGGACAAACATTAAATCCTGCGGTGCTCCATTCTGCCTGTACTTTAACCCCGGCCAATCCCCAATTTCTATATTCCTGAACAGCTCCTAAATGATGTGCCCGGATTACTTCCGTACGTGCTAAAGTTCTTGCCCTATTGCGACTGATCCCGGTAGCATCTGTTAATTTTTTAACCAGTGTTTTTGGATTGTCTCCATCTATTATACCCTGACTCAAAATACGACTTATAGCAGAATCCATCTGAGAAGTAATTCCCTTTAGATCCTCAAAAACCCGGGCATATAATATACCTACACGATCCATGTGAAAAGGAGTGGACATGGAAGCACTTATGCCTCCTGATTTTTCCATAGTAGGAACACCCATCCCAGCTTTACCTAATTCATAACGGGATCTGATAACACCCCTTTTATAACTATCCTGAACGTACATATCTGTCCAAGCTTTATCAATAGCTGTTCCAGATCCGGGAGTGGTAGTGACTTGTATTAATCCTTGTTTCTCCTGATTCTTTAACCACGACATGAATTGAGATACCTTATCAGCTGAGGTAGTAAATTTAAAAACCTCTTTACCCGGAGTGCTATGTACTGTTATATTCTTTATCTTAATTTCATGGTCAACTTTCTTTAATCCAAAACAATCATCCTCATCAATGGCTTGTCTTATATCTCTATTAAGTAAATTAAACCTGCGATCCATATCACGCATGAAGGAATTGCGCAAAGAAGTTGTCCGTGTAGGATCAAAGTTTTTCAGCTGTTTATTAACAACCAGTAAATCTTTGTACTTTACAGATTCTTTCTTTTTATATACCGTTATTCCTATCATTCTTTTTTTACCCTATTTTAAAGTGATTTAAGACACTTTTATTTTAAGCTATATAATTACATTACTTTTCTATTTCAGTAGCTTCTTCAGCTTCTTTTGGCTCTGTTTCCGGGTTTAAATCCGGTTCTTTATCTTCCGGAACGGGTTCAGCCTCTTCAGCTTCTTTTATATCCCTTTCTTCATCCAGCATAAATTGTTTTTGCATCTCAAGAATAAGAGTGATTTGCTCCTGAGACAATCCCAAACAGAACTCCATAAATGCAGCAGGAGGCATCGTGTTTTCTACTCCCGGAGTTGAGGCATAACTCTTCAATGCTTCTGCCCGGGTTTTACCAACATCAGCTTTCTCTTTATCTGATTGATTAAATAGATTTTCCCACTGTATTGTATATTTCTTTACTTTATCCTTGTTTTGTGAAGGTGGTAAAATTCCTAAATCAATCATTTGATCCACAAACGGACGTATAATCATTGGTTCAATAAACTCTTCACGTCTGCTTGTTATATGACTATTCCATTCATCTGCATCCTGTCCTGAGCTTAATTCACCCCTTTCACTACCAATCAATATCCTTACTGGTATATTAGTAACGGCACTAATCATCATTAATTGAACATCAACATGTGGTTTTGGATCTGTGACTTGAGTGTCCAAACTCTTCATATCTATACCCTTTAATTGTAAGATCCTGCGAAGGTTATGTTCATATTCATCAAACTGATCCTGAAGCTTTAATTTTTCTGGATCTGAAAGGGTATAGCCTTCTTGAACAGAAGCTTGATAACCCGGTCTTGCTCCCTTCCAAAACATCTCAGCACTACCACCTACAATTTTCTCAAGATCCTTTAGATTGTTATATACTACTTCCAATCTACTTGAGGATATTATCTCAGATTCCAACGGATCATCCACCACATGAATTACTCTACTATAATGTACCACAATAGTTGTTTGAGTATTTCCATCAGCTGTACCTACTCGAATGTTATAATATAAAGGTAATCCATATCTGGGATCATTAACATCAAGAACATATTCAAGAATAGTAGCATCATTCTGAGAATAGGGTTTGAGATACATTAATTGTAATCCGGCTGATTTTATTACAGGATCTTTAAATTGTAAATTGTCTTTAACGTCAGAGAAACCAAGTAATAATACTCCATAAGCTCCCAACCCTGTCAATTTATCTAAACGTACAAAATTAGATTTTAACTTTAATTTATTCTCCAACTCCACCCAAGCTGTCTCCAAGGCAGTATCTTTATCATCATCCGATTCTATAATTAAAACATCACCTTTCCAAGCTCTTTGAACCGGTCTGTTTATAATAGCTTTTGCGATGCCGTGACGAGTATATTGTCCCAGAAAATCTGTAAATTTTAATTCCTTAGAGTAACCAAGAACATCATATAAATTTCGAGATCCACCGAAAGACAAACCCATCTGTGATCCTAATCCATACCGTGAAGCCAATCCACCACTTAGATTTATTGCTTCATTTGCTTGTAATTTATTTGGTTTTGTTCTCATATCCTATTTTATTTATTTGCCCCATGCTTCAGCTTTTTTACTACCTGTTAATTTGGAGAAAGCTCCCGATGAACTATCCACCTGATCCTTGTAAGTAGATAAAGGAAAATAACGAAACTCTTCAATATACTCCTTATTCCAATCAGCTCTTAATAAACTAACATTACCATTATTAACTTGTACAGACAATGGATCTGCTCTATATACTTTATCACCTTTTGGAAGATCTGCTTCAGCTACATATCCGATTAACATGGTGGTGGTTTGTTCTGCTGATTGTTTACCTCCTGAACCCGGTTCTTGTTCGTGATATATCTTAACATCTTTTCCATCCGCACGAGCTGTCTGTAATATAATTGCCTCCCTTTCTTCACTACTCCAACGACCACGTTTAACATCCATTACTACTATTCTGTTACCGGTTAATAAAGCCATCTTAGTTCCTACCGTGTAACAAGCTTTTCCTTTTCCATCTGCCTGTTCTTTAGTTCCTGCTTTATCCCAATATCTGACTATTTCAATAACATTAGTTTCAGTAGGCATTCTATCCAAGATCTGAAAATGATCCACTTTAAACATACCACCA